ATAGACGAATTAATAACAGACGAATTTGAAGTTGAATATTTGGGCATAATTGATGATTATGTTTATGATATTGAAGTAGATGAAATTCATAATTTTTTTGCTAATGATATTTTAGTTCATAATTCCTGTTATATCAATGCAACCACACTCGTAGAAAAAGCATTTCCAGATGGTGGAACTCAGGAACAGATTACTGACTTTCTAGAAAACTTCGCCAAGGAAATTGAAGAAAAAGCGATTGATGTTGCACTCGCCAAACTTTATAAGGCAACCAATATTTACAAACCCTGTCTTCATATGAAAATGGAAGCGGTTGGCCAAGCAGTTTGGAGAGCTACAAAACAGTACATCATGTCTGTGTGGAGTATGGAAGGTGTTCGATATAAAGAACCTGAAATCAAAATGCAGGGAATTGAGGCTGTACGATCCTCCACACCTGAGATTTGTAGAGATTACATTAAAGACTCACTTAAATTTATTGTGGAACAGAACAAACCTGGTCTAATGGAACATATAAATAAATGTGAAGCTGAGTTTTATTCTTTACCATTTGATAAAATTGCATCCCCGCGCGGAGTCACTGATGTTGGCAAATGGATAAATAATTCAGGCTCAGGTAAACCATATATTAAAGGAGTTCCATATCATGTTCGAGCAGCCATCACATATAATAATTATGTGGTTGAAAAAGAATTGACAAACGACATGACACTTATTCAAAATGGTGATAAGATGCGGTTGTCTTATATGATTATGCCAAATCCAATAAAGGAGAATATATTCGCATGTCCGGATGAATTACCAGAAGAATTCAAACTGGAAGAATATATTGATTATCCGTTGCAATTTGAAAAGTCATTTTTAAAACCAATTACTGGATTGGCTCAGGCAGCTGGAATTAGTATGGATAACAAAGTAGAAATGGAGCAATTTGAAGAATGAAATTAGATGATTTTGGATTTACACACGTAGATAAAAACGAGGAAATATTATCTATGGATGAGAAGGGGCTTGCACTTATAAGTGCAATTATGCCGTTCCTCGAAAAACTGAAAGGTGATTCTTCGTCAGACGTTATAAATTGGCCTGGTGAAGCGCGTCACGAACAAATAAATAATTTTATAGCAAACTTAAAAGGAATAATGGATGAGTCTAAAGACTGAACTACTCAAAGCAACAAATTTAGAAAACGGTGGCTTACTATCAGAGTCAGAAATTTACAACACACGTGAGTTCTTCGCGACCTCAGTGCCAATGATTAACGTTGCACTATCCGGTGATCCATTTGGCGGGGTTTCGCCGGGTTTAACAGCATGGTGTGGCCCATCACGTCACTTCAAAACATTGTTTTGTCTCATATCGGCAAAAGCATTTCTTGATTCAGATCCTGAAGCAATACTAATTTTCTACGATTCAGAATTTGGTTCTCCACCTGCGTATTTTGAATCGGCTGGCATTGATACTTCTAGGGTTGTTCACGTACCTATCACCAACTACGAAGAACTCTTATTCGATATTGCCAAAAAACTAGATCTCCTTAAACGAGGTGACAAGGTAATGATTGTTGTTGACTCCCTTGGCAATCTTGCATCTAAGAAAGAAGCAAGTGATGCTCTATCTGAAAACTCAGCTGCAGACATGACACGTGCGAAAGCAAATAAATCATTGTTCCGTATTGTAACACCTCATCTTCGTCTTAAAGGTCTCCCAATGCATGTTGTTCAACACACGTATGATACAATGGAAAAGTACTCCAGAAAAATTGTATCAGGTGGACAGGGAACTATGCTTTCTGCTGACAACGTATTCATTCTTGGTCGCCAGCAAGATAAAGATGGTACTGAATTGAATGGTTATAATTTCATTATCAATGTTGATAAATCAAGGTATGTCAAGGAAAAGACTAAAATTCCTATTACTGTTGGTTTCAAGGGTGGTATTAAAAGATGGTCTGGTATCCTGGATCTTGCTGTAGAAGCAGGTTATATTGTCAAAGCAACAACTCAATCGTATTGTAAAATTGATCAAGAAACTGGCGAAGTGCTAGAAGATGTGAAGTACAAACGGAAAGAAGTTGAATATGATGGTGAACTATGGAAAACTATGTTCAAGAATGAAAAGTTTGTAGACTATATCAAAAACAAATATCAAGTTGCTCATGGAACTCTTATTCAAGATGAAGAAGATGAGATTAAAGAATTTGATGATGTACTTACAGATGAAGATGTAGTATAATTTTTCTTTAGGAGAATGAGTGTTAGAAACAAAAATACTATCCCAACTATTAACAGATACTGCATATCTCAGAAAAGTAATTCCATATTTAGACGTTGATTATTTTGAAAACGCTAACGAGCAAATCGTCTGCAAATTAGTAACAGACCACTTTCAAAAATATAATAAAGCACCGTCAAAAGCTGCCCTCGAAACTGAAGTCGAGGGCAGGGCATTGCCTGACAAAATCTTTGATGATAGCGTAAGTTTAATCAGAAATCTTTCTTCCGATAAAGAAGATCTGGATTGGATGGTTGACAAGACAGAAGAATTCTGCAAAGAACGTGCCCTTATCAACGCTCTGATGCAATCAGTTGAATTATCTGAGACGGACGAAAAAGGTAAAATACCCGATATCATGCACAAGGCATTGGGTGTTTCATTTGATAGCCACGTAGGGCATGATTACTTTGAGGATGCTGAAGAACGTATTACTTTCTTCCAGACCGCTGAAAATAAAATCCCATTTGATATCGAATATTTGAATAAGATTACTAATGGTGGAACTACATCTAAAACCATGAATTGCTTTATGGCACCAACTGGTAAAGGCAAATCTCTTGCTCTATGTCATCTTGCAGCAGCATATGTTTCCGCTGGTGTAGATGTCCTTTACATCTCAATGGAGATGAGTGAAGAATGGATTAGCAGACGTATTGATGCCAATTATCTGGATATAGATATCAACGATGTTGAGGATATTGAAAAGACAGAATTTGTCAAAAGCATCAAAAGGATCAAAACAAAAACCAAAGGCAGACTTTTTGTTAAAGAATATCCAACTGGCTCCGCGCACGTAGGTCATTTTAGACATCTCATGTCTGAATTAAAGGTCAAGAAGAACTTCAAACCAAGAGTAATCATCATCGATTACATAAATATCACTGCAAGTTTTAAGATGAAGGACAAGAATAACTCATACAATTATGTTAAAAGTGTTGCAGAAGAATGTCGTGGTTTCTTTGTAGAAAATGATGTAATTGGCTGGACTGCTACTCAAGTAAATAGAGATGGCATTAAAGCAAGCGATTTTGATATGGGTGATACTTCAGAGTCTATGGGTTTGGTTCACACACTTGATCTATTCCTGGGTATGATGGCCACCGAAGAAATTGAAGCCGGTGGTGCTGTGAAGATGAAACAACTTAAAAATCGTTACGGTGATATGAACTACTACAATTCGTTTTTGGTTGGAATTGATAAACCTAAGATGCGATTATACGACTATGATGATCAGACCAGAATATCTAAAGAACAAAATGAGTCTGGCCACACAAAACAAACCGAAAAAGTAGATAGACTTAAAGCAGCGTTTGCATCATAAATATCTATAAAAGGAGATATAATGTTTACTACTGCCCTAGGTTTTGTTGTTGGAAATGCTAAGCTTTTTATATATGGAGCAATATTAGTATCTGTCCTTACAGTTGGATGGAAATTTGTATCTGTGATACAGGAAAATGCAGTAAAAGATGCTGCAATTGAAATTCAGCGTGTGTCGCTAGAAGAAAAAGATAAGGCTATTCAAAGCCTAGAAGATTTAATAAAACTCAATGAAGAAATATTGGAAGAAAGAGATATTGAGCTCGAGGATTTAGCAAATCAGCTTGAAGGTCTTACAGAAAATTTAGGTGATGACTCAGAAGATCAAGCGCCTGAATCCATAAAAGAATTATTTAGGAGATTGAAATGAAATCATTAGCCATTATTATTGTAGCTTTGTCTTTAACTGGTTGTGCTTCAACCCAGTTGGCTATTAGCTCTACTACAAATGAAGTAATAATCAAACCACCCAATAGTTTATATAATTGCCCTACACTCAATGCAAGCGATTTACCAAATCCAGAAACACTTACTAATAACCAAACAGCCAAAGTCATTGAAAGACTTTATCGTGGTGGTAAAATTTGCAAAATTAATATGAATAAAATTAAGGCTTTTATTGAAAAAGCCGAAAAAAATCGTTTACAATCTAAGTAAACTTTGATATTATAAATTATGACAAAGAGATTTTTAATTGAAAAACTAAAAACTTTTAATGATGAAATTTACGAATTATCATCAAAAGAGAAGAATTCTGATGTTATTGCTGGATATGATCTTGCAAAAGATACAATTGGTGATATGTTAGCAATATTCATTGAGGAGAACAAATGAGATTTATAGGTGATGTTCACGGTAAAATGGATCGCTATTTCGATATTATATTAGGGGCGCCCAATTCAATTCAAGTAGGTGACTACGGAATTGGTTTCGCACCTAATCTTATACAAGGGCCACTCGCTAAACAACATCGTTTCATTAGAGGAAATCATGACCATCCTGCTCTTTGTGTAGAGCAGGATGGTTATATTCATGATGGTACTATTGAAGGCGATATGATGTTTATCGGCGGTGCTCTATCAATTGATAGAGCACATCGTGTTGAGCATGTGAGTTGGTGGAAAGACGAAGAACTTTCTTACTCAGAACTCCTGAGAATATTTGACCAATATCTGAAAAACAAACCACGCATTATGATCACCCATGAATGCCCAGAGGCGGTTGCTGATGCTATTTGTAAAGATCGAAGCCTGGCTAAATATGATGATAAATCCAGGACTCGCCAAGCATTTCAGAATATGTGGGAAAACCATAAACCCGAAATTTGGATTTTTGGTCACTGGCATGAGTCCTTTGATAGAGAAATTCTGGGTACGAGATTTATTTGTTTGGACGAATTACAATACATTGATTTAGAGATATAATATGAGACAAATTTGGGTAATATCTGACACGCATTTTAATCATGAGAATATTCTCAAATTCAAGGATAGTGATGGTAATCATGTTCGCGACTTTGAGAATGTCCGTGATATGAATGATACGATGATTGAAAATTGGAACAGTGTCGTTAAACAGGGTGATATTGTTTATCATCTGGGTGACGTATATTTTGGATCTAAGGAAGAAGCTGGCAGAATTCTTTCAAGACTTGCTGGTAAAAAACGCCTTCTTCTCGGAAATCATGATAATGGTAAGGACGAATTACTACATAAGCATTTTAGCAAAATTGATATGTGGCGTATTTTCAAAGAGCATGATGTTGTTCTTACACACGTGCCGATGCATTTGAGTGAACTCCGTGCGGCCAATTATAATGTTCATGGCCATATTCATCAAAATATTTCTCCTACAAAAAAACATATCAACGTATGTGTAGAGAAGATTGGATATAAACCTATCCCAATTGAAGAAGTGAAGAGGTACAAATAATGATCTCATCCTTAACTGAAAATCAGCGCATGGAAATTATTGATAAAGCCCATTTAAATTTTCGCAAAAATATGTATGGTGTTAGAGGACAATTGGTTACTGAATGGGATGCCATTGAAAGCCATGTAATAGTCGAAACAGAACGTTATATAAGAGAATTGGAGAAAACATGTTGAAAATGAGATCAGGCGCCGAGCTACCAAAGGATATGGCAGTAGGTGGCTATGCACCGGGGGGCTATGTGACCGATTGCAAAAGTTGTAATGAAAAGCTATATAGTGTTGATAAAAGGGCATACGCATGTTTGAAATGCGCTATTGAGCAATTACAATTGGAGGAAAAAGTATTATTGATCCAAAACAAAGACTTAAGAAAGCGTTTAAGAACAATGAAGATAGAGAAATATAATGAAAATTAAAGTTACACTTGAAATGGATGTCGTAGATGGTGATTATGATAATGAATTTGAAACTGTAACACTGGAAGACTATACATCAGAAGAAGATGTTTTAGATGATGTAGTTACTTTACTGGATGGTCTAAATTTTGGAGAAGTTCAGGATTCGATGGCCGAAGGTTCAAATATATTCTTCAAATTTAAAGATGTCGAAATTCTCGAGATTAAATGTTTATAGAGGAATCAAGCAAAAAAACTTTTGATTTTTATATTAAGATGCTTAAAAATAGAAAAATCAAATCAATAGATTATTCTGGAGATGAGAATAAAACCTTATCTTTAGAGCATGTGTTATTTATGTGTGAAAAGTGTAGTAAATCAATAGATGTAAAGAACAGAAAATCTTCTATGTCTGTGGATAAATATTCAAGATGGATGGGTTTCGTTCAAGCTGTTCTTATTATGCATAAATTAACTACTGTAGAAGATGAAAGAAACAGAACGAGACCCTGGCTTAATGGAGAAACAAAATGATTATTGATACTATCGCTATGGTTGCCCTTGCATTTCTAACAACAGTTTCAAATGCTGAAGCCCCTGTAGAAGATCAAACCTGTAAATACGCAACATCCGAAAAATTCATTAAAGGTTCTGACGGATATGAAGTGTTGGAAATTTATTCTAAAAAAATTAATGAAGATATTTTTAATGAAGTTGCAGCTCTAATGGTATATAGCAAAGATATAGAAGTCGACACTATTGTATTTCATCAACATGACGATGGGAATACCACTACAGTATCTTTTCATAAAGACTTTTGTGCTCTCGCATGGACTTTTGTACCCAAAAATCTTGTATTGACTATTATTAAAAATATGGACGGAATTTAAGGTGAAAAAAAAGAGCGGTTTTCACCGCTCTTTTTAGTTTATGAGTTGTATTCTTCTTATTAAAGAATATTTGCAACAGCAATTCTACGGTAGTATACATTCGAATTAGCTTCAAGTGTTCCGTTAGAAACCGTAGCACCTTTAGAGAAAGGATTCGCTGACATTGCGTAACGAGTCTTGTAACCAATTTTTGGAGAGAATGTATCTTCACCAACAGCTCTAACCATCTGTAATGGAGTATATGGAGAGTAGTACATTCCAGCATCCATTTCATTAGCACCCTTGTAACCCATGACTGCGAAGTCGGAAGTTGCATAAGGATCGATGAAAACCTTGACTGTACCCATCATACCTGCAAAGGTAACACCAGTATCATCAACATTTAGTTTACTAGCTGCTTCGTTGATCTTAAGAGTTCCAGCCATTCTTAGAGCAGAAGCAACATTTGCAGAAGTAATAAGAATATTACCACGTCCACGTCTTGTAGCTTTAGCAATCATATGAGCTTCAGTTTCTAGGAAGAAGTGAAGACCAGCGAATTTTTCACCCATCCAACGACCATTAGAGTCAGTATCTAAATCATATGTTCCAGCAGTAGTTGTTCCTGCAGCAGCACCTGTAACAGCGGTAACATACATAGAACGAATTACTTCGCGGTTGATTTCAGAAATTAGCTCAGTTGACAGGATATTAGCTAATTCTTTTTCAGCCTGTAGACCGTGAATAGCTTTTAAATCCTGCGCCATTTCGTGTGTGTATTCAGCTTTTAGAGCTCTTGACTTAGCGTTAATTGAGAAGTTCTCAATGCTGAAAGTCATTTCAGCGAAAGCACTATTACCAGCAGTTCCTAATGCTTCAGCCTGTGCAGTAGACATACCACCACCAGTATTGTATGTTTCAGCATTACCAGTTGGAACAGTACCGAGATTGAGTGAGGCATCGCCTACGATTTCAGTATTTCCGCCAGTGATACCAGAATAACCAGTATTTGATTCTCCATAGAATGCTTCAGCACCAGCCTGTGTAGCGTAACGTGAACGCATGGCAAATACTTGACCAGTTGGTCCAGTCATTGGTTGAACACCTACAACATCATAAGCAATAAGCTTTGGTGCTGCTCTACGAATGAGAGAAATAAGTACAGGATCATAGTTAGCAATTCCAGCTGTATTAGTTACTGGCGCTGCTTCAGTCATAAATCCTGATGCTGTTTCTCCGCTTTCGATCATTTTTTCTGTATTTTCAAGGAGTTGTGCTGTAACGGCACGGCGCTCTTCTCCTTCGATAAGACCAAGATCGGGATCGTCGATCAGGTCTTTCCATTTATTAATTACTTCTTGACTTACCATTGCCATTTTTATAACTCCTTGTTTTTATTTTATTTATAAAAATTAGATTTTTGAACTTACTTTAGTTGTTTAGCAGCTTCAATATACTTGCTCATGCGAGTATTCTTAACTACATCGTCTTGAACCAGAACTTCGGTTAGAAGCTGATCTTCTTTTGGCTTAACAGTTGGTGAAAGATTTTCCTTTAGAATTGTTGCAGCATTTAAGAAGTCTGCTTCAGTTTCGTAAGAAATATGTTCTACCAATTTGTTGAGTTTCTCTTTAGAAACGTCGTCTAAGTCTTCAGTAATAGTTGCAAGAACCTTACCTTTTTCGAAGCCTTCTACTAATTTTTTGTTTGTGACTGCTTCCTCTAAAGATTCATTAAGTTCATTTTCGAGTTCTGCAATACGGTCAGTAAGAGTTTCAACGATTTCAACTTTTTCATCAGGAATTTCAACGTTATGTTCTATGAACATATCCTTCATTCCATTCAGAAGCGATTCAGCGATCTCGCTTTTAATGCCATTTTCGATAGCAATTTCGTTTTCTGTCATATATTTTTCTACGAATAGATCGAGATAATCAGAAAGCTTTTCTTCGAGTTCTTCTTTAGCTTCAGTAAGATTTGTTTCAAACTGTTCATCAAGCTCAACTTTAATTTCTTCGATTTTGACACTCAGAGCACCTTCAAAAAGAACGAATGCTTTATCCTGAAAATCTTCAGAAAGCTCAGTACCCTGGAAAAGCAGATCTAAATCTTCTTTACGTACTTTACCAGCTGGTGAAACTTCAGATTTACCTGCTAGTGTTTCGCCTTTTTCACCTTGCTTTTTATCTGCAGGGCGTTTTAGATTAGTTCCGCCAGCAGGAGTAACAACCCCAGCACCAGCTGAATCATCATGTGTAGACTTTACTTGTCCTTCTTCGTCTTTCATTGCGGTTCTCCTAGTTTTTTAATTTTTTATTTATTTATATATTATAAGCTTTTGAGAAATTTATTGAAGTTTCTCAGGACTTCTTCTTCTGTTAAATGCGCTTTATCGAGATCTTTCTTAATTTCTTCAACCACGATGCGCTTAAGCTCATCACCTTCCATTACCCATTCTACACCTTCCATAATACCATTTACCCATGCATCCTGCGCGGATGGTTGAGCAACAATATCAACAGTGTTGAGAACGAAATCTTCCTGAACTATCTGAACTCCGCCAGAAGCTTTTAGTGAACCTAATCCGCGAGTAGACACTGCGAGACTTGCTCCGCCTTCAATAAGCTTTCTAGCAATATTGCCCATAGGTGTTTCAAGAATTTTGGCTTTACCATAAAAATTATCGCCATCTTTGTGCATTTCAACAATCATATGAGATACTTTGTCAAGATTGATTGTTGGTCCATTAGGATGATTTAATTCGCCCAGCGATCTCTTCATTGAGATAAAGTTTTTATTATATACATTCATCTGGGTTTCAAGAATTTGTGACGGATACATTCTGCCGTTACGATTCTTTTTATTACCCTGCATGAAAATACCTGAAATATATAAATCAGACTGTTCTGTCATATCATTTTTTTCAGTGATATATTCTACATCAAAACTTTCTTCAGTAATTAGTTTCATTAGTAATTCCCCTCACCAGTAGAAACGGTTGCTTCGGCCGGTTCAGCATCCATTTGATTGTCTGTGTATTGGGGAATTTTTCTTAATAGATTGTCTTTGCAATCTTCTAAACAGCGTTGAGTGCTTTTCCAATCGACATAAATTTCTGACTCATTGTCAAGCAATTCATTAGTAAGAGACTCAATCTCAGCCAATACATCAAATATAGATTGAACATAGTAGCCACTGACATCAGCTTCGCTCTCTTTAATATTTGATTTATTTGCTTTACCTAAAGAAGTTCTAAAATCACCATAGACTTTTTTCTTGGTTTTTTCCTTGTATTTGTCTTCTTCTAATCTAGCATGCTGCTCTTTGGTCCATTCACCATTGATACCTTCGGGGAGCTCATTTTTCTTATCAGCTTTACGAGATTTATCTTTAGCTTTTTTATCTATATTGCCCGTGCCGCCCGTAGGAAGATTATGGACATCCTTATTTCCAGTAACAGTTTCCTCAAACTTAACATCGCCCTTACGAAATTTTGCTACTTCTAAATATAAGGTCTTGAAATTTTTCATTTCTTTATCCCCTTACTTGTTGAATGGAAACTTTTTGGCGCCGCCAGATTTTTTATCATCTTTGTCGTCGTCGTCATCCTTGTCGTCATCCTTGTCGTCGTCTTTGTCGTCGTCTTTGTCGTCGTCTTCGTCGTCTTCGTCTTTTTCTTCAAAGATGTTTGCTTTTAGATCTTCAATAGCATGAAGGACTCTTTCGTTGATTTCAGCGTTGAAAATCTCATTTGCTTTTAGGTATTCACCTTCACAAATATTATCAACTAATTCTTTAATGTTTGACATTTCATACACTCCTGTTTTTAATTATTTATTAAATTATTGCTTTACATTGACTTTATTGTCAACTACAGGTTCCGCCGGCTCTTCAGCAGCAGATTCTTCGCCCTCGATACCCTGAACATTAACAACTTTTCTCTTATCATCTTCCGCATAATCTTCTTTTTTGATCAATGCCAATTCTTCTGTAATATCTTCCTGAGACATTTTGAGAATATCTCTCATAATAGTCTCTTTAGAGAAGTAAATACCTTTGTAATTTTCAGCTTCACGAAGAATTTCTAATCTAGAAGTAAGAATTTCCTGTTCTTTATTCTCAGCAAATAGGTTATCAGCAGAATATTCAAAAGAAATATTGTTTTTGATCTTATCAAATTCTTCGGGTGTAATAATATTTTTAAGAGTTAACTGCCTCTTCAGAAGCTTAATGAATAGACCAGCAAATCTCTTTCTTAGTCTACCAATAAATTTAGCAAACTTAACTTCATCGCGTGAAATTTCAGTCTGTTTACCAAAATTGAAACCTGAGCCACCCTGTTCGAAGCGTGATAATGGAATATTAAGAGCTCTGTAAAGTTTATCCAGGAAGTATTTAACTTCTTCTAACTCACCGAGATTTTGACCGCCAGGCAATGTTGTGATTTCAGTTGCTTTACCATCAGAGCGACGTGGTAAAATGTAATCCTCAGACATGGTAAGGAATTTACGATCATCTCTTACTTCACCAGTTCCTTGGTCATATACGAGCTTATTTTTATATTTGGTAGCAACTTCTTTAAGATGCTGCTCAGCTTTTGCTTTGGGTAGATTACCTACATCAACATAAAAAATTCTTCTCTCAGGTGCACGAACGATTCTGTAAATGATCGCTGAGTCTTCCAGAGATTTAAGTTGGTTTAGTGGTCTAATTGCTTTATGAATATGAGATTCAATCATCGTATTATTATGGTTCATGAGACCAGACGTTACATGTACAATACTATCCGATGCAATTTTTGTTACATTAACACCCACATCAGTGCCGCCCTGAAAGCTATTTTTATTGAAACCAGTTGGCGAATAGATAAAATACTCATCCGTTACCTGTTGGGTAATAGCAGTTGCTCTGCCCTGCTCATTTTTGACTTCTTTAATTTTTCTAATTGTGCGCGGATCAATATAACGAAGTTCTCTGATACCTTCTTGCTTATATGTAGTCTCATCAATATGCACCTGATAATTAATTCTGCCATCAACATACCAATTACGAGCAATATCATATGCAGTATTGTTGAAATCCAGAAGGGTTAAAATAGTGTCAAATTCATCTGTGATTTTCTTTTTAATAGCTTCGCTGTATTCCAATTCATCCAGATCAATATCTACGATATCATTATTCTTTTCAATAGACATAATCTCGTTAATGATATCATCTATAGCATAATCGATTTCTGGCACTTTTGCTATTTCTCTGTATTTTGTAATAAGTTCGGTTTCAGAACTGACAGTAGCATCGAAGTTGGCTGTAACACCATATACTTCGTTGGCACCGGGTACCCAGTTCTTTTCGAGAATAAGCGAACCCTCATCATCGACAGCCGGAATAGGGGATTTAATCTCTTCTTTTTCTTTTTCAATTTTCCAACCAAAAAGTTCCATATTATATTCCTTCTATTATTTCTTTCGCTTTTTTAAGAAATCATTAAGCATCTTACCACCAGTTGATCTAACTTATATTCTAATTCGTTGAAAACTTTTGAAACCCTAGGATCAGTTTCACCGAAGGCTTCCGTTATAGAAGCCTTCGGTTTAAATTCTTTAAAAGATTTCATTAGACGCCACCTGCATCGCCTGTAGTACCTGATACAACCACAACGTCTGAACACGCCCATGTAACTTGGAATTCTTCGATCTGATCAGTATTTTCCC